TCAGTGGAGTGGCACAACATCTGGTGCTTTGGCAACACAACTAGCAGAAGCACTAGACGCAAGTGAAACTGCAATAGATGTGGACAGTGCAACAGGGATTACGGCTGGTGATTTAATATTAATAGAAGAAGAACTAATTACAGTAGGCACGATAAGTTCTAACACATTAGGAACTGGTGGAGGTCCATCAACCAGAGGTGCAAGTGGCACAGATGCAGCAACACATGCAGACAATACTCTTGTAAGATTAGCAACTGGTAATGCAGACTCTGCTAATGACTTTGTTGGTTGGGGTAATGCAGCGAGCGTTACGGTTCCCGGAGCACAGATTAGATTGTGGTCACATGACAATTTTGGTGAAGATATTATTATAAATCCAAGAGATGGTGGTTTGTTTTACTGGGATAAAACAAATGGATTAGGTAACAGAGCCATAGAACTTAGTGCGACAAGCACATATTCTGGAGAGACAAGTGTGCCTACTGTTGCTAAACAAGTTCTTGTATCAGATCAAGACAGACATGTTATTGTGTTTGGTTGTGATGGATTAGGTGCAAATTCCTCTGCTCCACAGGGCAATGGTGTACAGGATCCATTGTTGATACGTTTTTCTTCACAAGAAAATCCAGTAGACTTTTTTCCAACTGCTACAAATACGGCAGGTGATTTAAGGTTAGGTGGTGGATCTACCTTCGTACAAGCTGTTGAAACCAAACAACAGATATTAGTCTTCACTAATAAAACACTACACGCCATGAAGTTTATAGGTCCACCATTTACGTTTGGTCTGCAAGAACTATCAAAAAATATAACCATTATGAGTCCGTTCTCAGCTATAGCTGTTGAAGATGCAGTGTATTGGATGGGCGTGGATACTTTCTACGTTTATTCTGGTGGTCAAACAATACAACTACCATGCACTGTAAAAGATAAAGTATTTTTAGATTTTAATTTTGAAGAACGGGATAAAGTACATGTAGGACTTAATTCAGAGTTTAGTGAAATATTGTGGTTTTATCCATCTTCTACTGGTGGGACAGTCGTAGATAAGTATGTCGCCTATAACTATACAGAAAAAGTTTGGTATTATGGAACACTTGCAAGACAGGCATGGCTTGATAGGGGTATAAGGAACTTGCCGCAAGCAGCAGGCAATCAGTATCTCTATAACCATGAGGTAGGGTTTGATGATGATGGATCTGCTATGACATCGTTTATTGAGTCATCCTCTATCGATATAGGAGATGGTGATAAGTTTGTGTTTTTAAAACAAGTGATACCGGACATTACATTTAACGGGTCTACCAGTGTCAACCCCGATGTAGCGTTTACAATGAAATCAAGAAATAATCCGGGTGCAAACTTTAATGAAACTACACAGGCCACGGCTCAAAGGTCTGCTACAAGCCCTGTTGAACAGTTTACAGAAAAATTAAATTATCGTTTACGAGGCAGATCTTTTGCATTAAGAATTGATTCCACATCGCTGGGAACTAAGTATAAGTTGGGCACTCCCCGTGTTGATATTAGAGAGGATGGTAGACGTTAATGTTAATCACTAGTATTCCTCAGTATATTCAAGGTGTTACAAATGCAAAGTTAGATTTAACTACCACTAATTTGACTACGCTATTTACTGTTCCCAGTGATGCCGACTTCAATGCAGCCGTCGTCAACTCCATATTGGTATCTGAAGATAGTGGCAATGCAGACACAATCACAGTTCAACTTGTAAACGGTAGTGATACATTTAGTTTATTTAAGGTAAAAGCAGTAGGAGCTAATACCACAATAGAACTACTTACAAGAGATTTAATACTGCAAAGCGGTGAGATATTGAAAGTACAAGCCGCAACAGCAGATAGATTGCATGTTGTAGCCAGTATACAAGAGCTGTCAAAAACTAGAGTTACAACGAGTGCGTTGTCAAGAATATAAGATTGAACTAATAAATAAAATAAGGTAGACTTTGGAACATGGACCAAGCACTTAAACAAGAAGAGATACCATCAGGTGGTATAGCTGACTTCATTTACAGTGATGAAGAGATCAAGCTTCTTGAAGAAAAGGAGCTACAAGATCTTTATGGCCAAAATGGTATAGCTCAATTCAAGGCTATCGGTAAAGAGATGGCTAACTTTGGTCGTTATGGCGATGATACGGTAGCTCATGTGGAGACAGGCGAGCTTATCGTTCCACGAGCCTTGATAGAAAACAATCCAAAGTTAAAAGAAAGCATATTTGGTCACTTGCGTGAGCTAGGTGTAGAAGACCCAGAAAGATATGTGGTTGGTACAAGCAAAAATAGTTTGAATCCAGACACAGGTTTACCAGAGTTTTTTCTCAAAAAGTTGTTCAAAGGAGCTAAGAAGGCTGTCAGTTCTGTTGCAAAAGGTGTTGGCAAAGCATTAAAAGGTGTAGGTAAGGCGCTCAAGAGAGTGGCTCCTGTCATAGTGCCTTTGGCTCTTAACTACTTCTTACCGGGTCTTGGAGCTGTGTATTCAGGAGCGTTAGGTGCTGGTATTACAACACTACTGCAAGGCGGCGACGTAAAAGACGCACTAAAGTCAGCTTTTGTCGGTGGTGCTACTGGTGCAGTAACCGCTGGTTTTGCTGGTCCTAACAAAGGACTAGAAGGTTTCGGTAAAAACATAGCTGCTGACGTAAGCGGAGGCACCGGTAATATAGGAAAAGCTTTAACTGAAGGAAGTTTCAAACCACTAACAAGTACCAGCTTGCCGAGTTTACAAGATGTAACTAAACAAGATACAAAACTAATAGATACTGATGTTAAAGTTGATAAATTACCAGCCTTATCAGAAAAAACTAGTTTAGATTTAGAAGGTGGTGTAGCACAAGGTGTAGATGGTTTTGGGTTGCCAAAAGAACCACCAACCGTTTTTGACAAACTAAAAAGCGGCGTAAGTAAAACCAGTGATGTTCTTTTTGGAGGGGAAAAAGTAACTCCTTTAGAGGTTCTAAAAAAAGAAAACCCAAATTTAACTTTTGAACAACTTAAAGGTATAGATAAGAACAGTGCTATATATTTAGATGCTGTAGACAAAGCAGCTGCACAAAGTCCGGGTTTTATTAGAAGATTTGGTCCATCAGCCGCTCTCGGCATAGCAGGCTTGTCAGCAGCGGGGGCTTTTAAAACTCCAGAAGAGGAAAACTTACCGCCTCTTGAGACAGGGTTTGACATATATAGAAAAGATCCAGACAGGTTTAATGTAGGCAACATTGATGTTAGAACAGCACAAGGACCTTTTCAGACAGATACTAGTTATGGTTTTGATTATACTGCTCCTGTTTTTCCTAGAAATCCTTTTCTACCCCCTGTCTCCACTCAAAATGTAGCTGAGGGTGGTGAAATATTTCCAAGACGTAATGGTGGTATAAGCCCAAGAGAAGGCACACCGGGTAAAGATAGTGTGAGAGCTATGTTAATGCCGGGTGAATTTGTTATGACAACAGACGCTGTGAAAGGTTTAGGTGGTGGAAACTTAGACAAAGGCATCAAAAACATGTATAGTGTAATGAGTAAACTAGAAAAGCGTGGAAAGGCGATGGCATAATGGCAACAGAAGAAGTTATCCAAACCGTTAGAGAAACGCCAGAAATAGAAGCGTATCGAATAGGATTACTAGAGTCTGCAAAGAAACTAGCAGATCAGGGTATTACCTTACCAACACAACAAGTAGCAGGGCTCACGGGTCTTCAAGAAGCAGCTAGACGTCAGGCAGAAGCTGGTGTTGGCGCATTTATGCCATATATAGAGCAAGCTGGACAAACAATAGGTGGGGCGGGGCAAACACTGGGCGGTGTTGAATCAGCACTAAGAGCTGGTGCCGGTCCAGTAACCCAAGAGATGATTGCTCGTAATATGAACCCCTTTCAACAGGCGGTGGCTGATGAGATCAACAGAGCATATGACAGGCAGTTAAGATCAAGTGCAGCTGGTGCTGTGGGAGCAGGAGCTTTTGGTGGCTCACGAGGTGAGATAGCGGCGTCGGAGATAGACAGAAACAGAGCATCTGCGTTAGCACAGGCTCAAGCACAGAACTTCATGCAGGCACAACAGGCAGCAGAAAGAGAACTTGGAAGGCAAACACAATTAGGACAAGGCATCGCGGCCCTTGCAGGACAGGAAGGTCAGCTTGGTTTAAGACAGGCCGCTCTTGGAGAGACCGTACAGGGTCTTGGTCAAAGAGATGTAGAAGGTGCATTTAGAATAGGGCAGTTATTACAAGCACAGGATCAGGCTACATTAGATGCACAAAGACAAAGTGATTTGGCACAAATGTATGAGCCTTATCAAAGACTTGGCTTCTTGTCAGACATATATAGTAAGACACCAACAACACAACAGACTATAACACAGTCTACTTCACCTAATGTATCACCGTTTCAGCAATATTTAGGCCTCGGTATTGCAGGATTATCAGCGGCAGCAGGGGCGCAGAAAGCAGGGTTATTCGGATGATGAACAGAGCTTTATTACAACGGCAGATGTTTGCCAATGGCGGAGCAGCTGTGCCTAATGAATTTAAGGGTTTTTCTAAACTGCCTGAAGATGTGCAAATGAAGATGAACCCAGCATTAGCTAAAAAGTATGAAGAAGGCGGGGATGTTACACAAGGATTTGATCCAGCTAATCCCTATAATGTAGCTAAATTTTTCAGAGACAATCCGGGTACTACTGTATCAGATTATAATAATTATTTTGGTACAAATTTAGATCCAAAAGAGTTTGGAATATTTGAAAAGCCTAAGCCTATGGAAGAAGGCGGCGTAGCAGGTCTCATGTCACAACCAGATATGGCGGCCATGCCTATGGGATCTACGCAAGAAGCTGTTGACCCAGCTGTGTTAGAGACTGCACTACAAGGCGCTTCAGAAGAGGTTGGCGATCTAGAGCAAGCTGGTGATTTTAAAAGCATGATGGATCAGTTCTCTGGCGAAGAAAAGTCAGAAGAAGAAAGACGAGATGATTTAGCAAGCATAGTTGGACAAGAGGATGCGGCTCAAACACCAGACAGTGTTTTGGCACTTGTTACACCAGTTGTACAAATATCTATGTTAGATCAGGGTATCGCACCGATGGCTCAGGAAGCGATGGACACACCAGTTGAAGGCGACATGGCCGGTGGTATAATGAGCATGACGGGGGCTGGCAACGAACCACCCGTAAATTTTAACCAAGGCGGGGAGGTCCTCCGCCGTGGAGACGAGGACCCAGTTCAGTTTTTTAAAGTAGGTGGTGTGGCGCCTATGACAGATTATCAACAAAAGGTTGGTGAGACCGCACAAGCTTTACTACCCACCTTTCAACAGTTTATGCCTACAACTGATCCTGATGTAGCAAAACAAAGACTGCAATCTGATATTTTGTTTGATATTGCAAACACGGCTTTAGCTTTTTCTGCTCCTATGGAAGGAGAAAGACCGGGTTTAAGTGCAGCTGAGAGATTAGCTTTGGCTACGCAGAAGACACAACTGCTTCCTAAGATACAACAAAGAACAGCTAAAAGTGCCGCAGAACAAAAAGCTCAAGAGACTGCAATAAAGTCCGGTGCTTTGCAAGCTGCGTTGGGAATGGAAACAGCTAGGTTAAAACAAGTAGGTGCGGAAAGAGTTACTTCTTTAAAAGAGGCTCAAGAAAACGCAAGAACTGTTAAGACGCTTGATTTTAAAAGAAAAGAGGGCGTGAATGAGCGCACGCACAAAACAGCACTAGCGAACCAAGAAACACAATTAAAGATGGCTTTACAAGTACTAGAGGGTAAACAAGATTTAGCTTCCATATCTGCAAAAGCTACTTATGAGGACGCTTTGCAAAAGTTAAAAGGTCAACAAAAGATTAATGAGCTTGGTATAGAGCAAGAAAATAAACTTGAACAAATAAATAAAGAGATAATTGGCAGAAAAGATTTAGCCAAGATAAATAACATAGCCAGTATGGAAGAAGTTATAAAAAAGATTGAAAGCACCGAGGGTATCGAAGCTGCAAAAATAACAAGTAGAGAACTAATAGCAACTGAAAAAAACAATACAGACAGGCTTATTAATCAAAATAACATAGCACAAAAAGACAGACGTTTAAAGTTGGATAAAGTAAGAGAAAGCAATCTAGTTGCTGACAGACAAGCCAAAAACCAACAGGCGATTGCTGAATTAGATCTTAAAAAAGTCACAGAAGCAAGACAGACACTTGAGGGTTTAAGAGACTTTGAACTTAGAAAAGAAGCTGGTTTAAGAGATGAAAAGAAATTAGCTTTACTAGAAAAAGAACTTAATGAAGTTAAAATAGCTGAAACAGAAATAAAAAGATTTACCGCCGAAAATAGAGCTGAGAACGACGCGGCTGTTTT